ACGAGCCGTTATTAACGCTTGCTATCTGCGCTATTTCCACCCGAGTCACCACCTGGAGCTCAACGGTTATCTCAATATGTTGATCTCCTGCCCAGCACGCGCGAAAACTTTCTACTTCCGTTATGATGCCGGTGTCGGCGTTAAGAGTGGGTCTCCCACAACCTGTGATGGCAATTCCATCCTCAACGCTTTCCTTCAATACTGCGCCATCAGAATGACGTATCCTGAGCAACCATCCGGCGATGCTTTTCGCCATATAGGTCTTGCCTTCGGGGATGACTCATTGATAGAGCGCAAGTACGCCCGCAATTTCACCAAAGTGGCGGAGAGCGTCGGGATGGTCTTGAAGATTGAGTACTTCAAGCCAGAAAACGGGTTGACGTTCCTCGCGAGAGTTTTCGTCTACCCCTATACCACCAACACCACAATACAAGACCCCCTCCGTACTTGGCGGAAGATTCATATGACTACCCGCGACCCTACGATACCACTTGCTGATGCTGCCGTTGACCGTGTTGAGGGTTATCTTACCATTGACCCACTCACACCTGTCACGTCCGATTATTGCAAGATGATCGAACGTTTGTACCGCCCACAGATCAACGATGAGGCTAAGAGAAACAGCAGGAAGAGTCGCAACCGAGAAAAGTCATATTGGGCTAGTAACCCAACAGAAAGTTGGCCCCAACACCAAGCGGATATACCCATCATGCTCAATGTGATATCCGCTCGTACCGGTATAGATCCTGCCGGTCTCGAGGAAATGATCAGCACGCTCCGATCCCTCGAGAGTGTTTGGTTCAGCGAGACCTTAGAAGTCGAGGAGGAGTGTCCTTATCGCAACACTTTAATGCCCGATGGTCAACTACCTCCCGCTGGAGTGGACCTACGTATCCACCAAAATGAACTCCATCGAAACAATCAGAACGCACTTGACCAATCTAGAGTTAAGGCTGTCCGCCCAGATCCGTGTGACTCTCAACCAGTTCGAAGTGTTACAGCTAACCAGCTCCGAACACCTCGAGATGATGGGAGAAATGGAAGATCGGCTAACAGCACTTGCCGGTTACAACCACGAAGTGGTACAACGTATCCTCGCAAAACCACATCTTCAGCCACTTCTGGAACAGTCCCTAGACCAAAGCGAGCTCCGGAAAAGCGTCCTGGCAAAACTGGAAGAACTAAAGTTGGTTCTTCAGAGTGAGCAAATCGAAGAAGGGTGTAACTCTTCCTAGGTAAGAGGGGATGGGGGGAAGACTCCCATCACTGCTAGCGCTTTGCGCAGAGG